TGTGTTATATCTAAATCTAACATTATCACCATCAACCCATTGACCTTCAGCTTGTGTGGGTGTTAGTTGTTTATTGAATCCAGGTAAAAAGTTTAGTTTTTGTAATGCCATAATATACCATTATACTAATTTTTGGCTAAAAATATAGTCCATTCTAGATCATCGATCAAATCATTTATATAGACTTTAGTCTTCTTTTCTCTACGTATGTATTCATGAAGCTCTTCAAGATCTAGAATAAGCCATTCTTTTTCACCTTCAAGAACCATTTTTTGAGCTTTAGAGTTAAGACGGCCACTCTGCGCTTTTGCTCCGCTCGGCATTTCGAACATTTCTCTAACATCAAATCTATAAAAAGCATTACTACCTTTTATCATACCTGCGATGTTCCAAGAAGTTTTTTCTTTTGGATATTCAACAGCTGTAAGATATTTAGAAAACTTATCTACTATCATTTAAATGTTATTACAAAGACAATTCTTTCGCCTTTTGTAGGCATTATATGATAGTGAGGAAGAGAGTCAAACATAACTCCTCTAAATTGTTTTGGTTTTATCTCTTTTAAAACAGTGTCTTCTTTTTTATTTAATATTATAGTCTTTGAGTTTTTATCTTGTGGATCATTTAAATACACTAATAATTGTTTATGTGGAAAGGTATGATCTACATGCACAGGGCATTTTTTATGAACACCGTTATTATACGTTAAATTAACAGAAGCTCTAAATATTAACTCATATTTTAATTTATATTTTTCCGTAAAAGAATGCAAAATAGATTCAAAGAAAGGATGGTGTTGTGAGTTCCATTTGTCATCACCAACACCTAATATAATGTGTTCAAAGAAACCATTATAATCTGTGCTATCGTGTAAGATTTTTGTTTTGTGAAAAAAAGGAAAATTGTGACCTAGAACTATGTCTTCAACAAACGTTTTGTTGTTTTTATCCATGAAATTATCATCAACTATAATTTTCATTTTCTGTCAAAATTATATGTAAAGACTATTCTCTTATCATCTGTTTGTTTATTATAACAGCCGTGTGATAAATAACTTCTCCATATTACCAATCTCCCTGTTTTAGGTGGATAAGATATAACAGTATATGTAAGTTCATTGTGCACAGCCTTGCCATCATGGTGAGCTGTTGTGTTTAATGGGTTCATCATATCTTGCACAGGGTTTTCAAAATTTAAAGCAGTATCATTTTCGTAGCCTTCTAAAAAGAACACAGCAGAAAAAATAAAGCCAGGATGTTTGTGAAAAGATTGACCACCACCTTTTGGATAATCTAACAACCAAGATTCTTTGCATTCATAATAATTTTCATATAAATGTTTTCTCGCATACGCATGTATTTGTTTCAAAATCCAAGTATTTAATTTTATAAATTTTTTGTTTTGATGCACTCTTTCACGGCAAAAACCAGAAGGCTCATATTTAAATTTGGATATTATTTTTTTATATGGTTCTTTAATTTCGTCTATAAAAGGACAATCGACTCTTCCAATAGTTGTTGGAAAATAATGTTCTAATCTAAGTTGTTTTCCCATTCATACCATCCTGTACATATATATTTTAATTCTTTTGGAGCAGGCAACCCTTTGTGAGTATGGGTCCATATAGCTGGCCAAATAACTGTCAAACCTTTTTTAGGTTTTGTTGTAAGATTTTGATAATGCCAAAAAGTTCCTCCACCTGTTTTAATATCATTTAGATAAGTCATAAAAACTAAATGTCTATATAGTGAAATACCAAAACCTTGATTTTCATAATGAAGAGCACTGTAAGATGTTCCAGGGTAATACTTTTGTATTTTTATTACAGGACCAACTTGCCAAGGTGCTGAAGATATAGTTGAATATTCATACTTCTTCTTATAGTTATTACAAACTTTTTCTAAAGCATCTCTATAGTTTTGAGGAAAAACCCTGTAATAAGATTCTTCACAATCTTTTGCTGCTCTATTAAGAATAGGTTTTTTATCACCGCTCATCATACCTCTAACTTTTGGCACTCCAGCAGTTCCTTCACCAGACTCGTAAAAGTCTATAAGTTCATCACATATCTTACCTGATATAATTTCTTGATGTATGAACGTAGTATCTATTTTTTTAGTACGTACCATGATGGTATTGTATATCTTTTTCCTTTCAGGATTTCTTTAACTCCGTGTGCAAATTCTTTTCCACTTGGAAATATCATGCAACTTAAAGCTTTTAATTTATATTTTTGTATTTTTTTTTCTTCTTTAAAAAATAACTCTCCGCCTTTGTAATCATCATTTAAATAAATCAATGAAGAAAAGTGAAATAAATCTCCTTTGTCTTCTTGGCGATCTATATGTAAAGGCATGCTGTGTCCTTTCTTCCATCTGCATAATCTCATTCGGTGCCACAACTCAACTCTTACAGAAAAGAAATGGTCTACAAACATTTCATTTTTACGAGCGAGATAAAGTAGAATATCTTTAACTTGTTTATTTTTATCAGGTATATCCGCATAATGAATATTTCTTTCCGCATGGTAAGCTCTACCATCAGCACAAAGATGATCATTTTTATCAAAAAATTTCATTAAGACTTTTGCATCGTTAGGATGTACAAAGTTTTCAATTACATATTTCATATTTGACCTACCCATTTTATAGACATTCTTGCAAAATAAGGTTTATCAAAAGCATCTGCTCGGTGCAAGTCATTTGCAGCTATCTCTATTAATCTACCTGATTGAAAAGAAATTTTTTTGTTTGTTGGTTTATGTATAAAAGCTCCACCTATATTTTTAGGAAGCTGATCATTACAAAGCATTAATATATAAGCTTTTTGATTTTCAGGACCATCTCGGTGAAAAGTTCCGTCCATATCTTTAAACTGTAAATTACCGGTTATCTCCATGAGTTGCATATTTAAATCAACTAATTTTCTAATGTGATCAAAAGCGTTTATTAAGTTATAACAAAGGTTCATGTTTTGATGATCATAAATTATACTATCTTGATTTTGTCTTAGAAAAAAAGTTTTACCTAAAAGTCTATGTGTGCCTGATTCTTTATAAGGAAAAGTATTTCTGTTGGCTACATTGTCTGCAGACCATCCTTCCTTCAAAAGTTGTGAGGAAAGCTCTGCAATCCATTTTTGATCAAAAACATTGTCGTGTATTCGTATCATTTGTCTTGCATTTTTTTACGGTAATATCCTGGTAAACCTAAACAAGGTCTTCCATCGTATTTATTTTCTTCAGCTAGTTTAGTTTCTACAGAATTATAATGTAGAAAAGTTTGCACACATTCTGTGCCTTTAAAAGGTTCTCTCCAATGCTCTATTTCCATTCCCCGATACGCCAACATATCTCCTGGCTTTAGATCAACGCTATATTTTTTGTTTCCTTTTTTATACCAAAACAACCAAGGGTCTCCTCCAAGGCAAAGAGTCGTTGATATATCACAACTATATCTATCTGTGTGTGGTGTTAAGACAGCTCCTTTTTTATAGACTCTTGTATAAGAATAAGTAGGAATTAATTTTTGTTTTATAGCTTTTTCAAAAATAGGTTGAAGAGTAACTAACAAGGTATCTCCAGCTTGATCTCCATAAATAGAATAAGAACCATTAACCTGACTATCCATGTGTGTTCCCCATTCAACTGACCCTTCGGGTATTTGTCTATCAGTATATAATCGTATAGCTACTTGTTCTTTTATTTGAAAATATTTATTTAAAAAATTTACCATGTAAACAGGTAAAGCGTTTTTAATTACACATATTTTTTCTTTTTTAAACATACGGGTTTCCACAATGCCAATTAGTTAAACTATATCTTTTTCCTTTTGTTACAGGTGTTACTCTATGCCATACAAAAGAAGGAAAAACAACTATCGAACCTTTTCTAAGCATAGGCTCTGGAGAAGTTAAATTATTTCTTTTGCTTTCTGCTCTATTCCAAAACTGTAGTTTACCACCCTCGTATTCTGTTGCATCATTCAACACAAGAACACTAGATAATTTTCTTGTAAGTCCTTTCCAAACACCATGATCATATGGCTCAGGATGTTGATCAACGTGCCAACTATAAAATTGATCAGGTCCGTATTCTGTTAATTGACAATCTTCAGATCTAGACCATTCAAAATTCCAACTAGCTTCTTTATTAGCTTTATGTATCCAAGGATGTGTATAACGATAAAGCCAAAGATCATTGCTCCAACCTACAGTTGACTGCCTAGTCTTGTTAAAAAATTTTTGTTTTCTTTTTGATATCTTTTTTTTACCATCTTTAACTGCTCCAATAGTAGCTCTTTGTTTTCTAGTTTTATTAAGTAATTTTATAATGTCATCACAAACTCTAGAAGAGATAACTGAATCATAACAAAACCAATAATATTTTAAGTTCATTCTATGCTCCAGTTGAAAGCTAAAGTTATTCTATCATCTTTAGACGGATTAGGTTCAACCCAGTGCATTATTGTAGAAGGAAATATAATTAAGTCACCTGGTTTAGGATCTATATAATATTCTGCAGAATTAAAAGGATTCCAACTACCTGGGTTTTTTCTTTTAAATGTAGGCATGAAATTATGATAGGGATCTGGATTTGAAAAATGTATTTTACCTCCATCAATTTTTAAATAAAAGACTGCAGAAAAATCTGGTGTTGATATTCCAGCATGATTGTGTGTATTGTTAGCATCTTTTGTTTTGTTAACATTATACCAAAGCGCATCTATTCTAGGAATCTCATTAAAATATTCGTATACTTCAGAAAAATCTTTTAAATGATTATTAATATATCTTTGAAAGTTTACTAAAGGTTTATCTTTTACTTGAAGAACATCACTTTGCCACCCACCAAGATTAGATACTATTCTTCCTTTTTTGTTTTTATTTTGTATTTTTTTACAATGACCAAGTAATTCTTTAATTAATTTTTTATTATTTAAATTTACTTTACAAATCGGTGTTGCAAAAATAATATTAGTCGTAGCTTTCATTATATGTCTGTATTATGTAATGGTTAATATAGTCTGAATTATTTCTAGTTATATAGTATTTTACATCTGAAGGAAAGAAGTAAAAACTATCACAAGTTATTTGTTGAGATATAGATCTATTTTTTCTTTTATGATCATCATACTCGAATACTATGTTCGCAGAAGCATCTTTTACATTTAAGGCTAAAATCATAACTTGATCTGGAGTTTTGCTTAAATCTACATCAACGTGGTTTCTAGATAGTGAAGAATAAGTTGGTAGTTGAACATATCCGTATTGATCTTTTAAAACAATAGATCCTCCGTATGCATTGCCTGTATAAGGTTTCTCTTTATATTTTTGCACATACCATTCTGTAGATAAAAAATACATTAGATATTCACAATACTTTGTTAAGGGTAGTTTGGTGTAATTTGCATTTACAAAATTACCATCTAAATGTTGTTTCATAACTTCATAGGTAACAGTTTGCGTATCAAAATTTAAACCTTTTTGTGGTAATATACCTGTAAAAATTTTACTTTGACTTAGTACCTTTCTTTTCATATAAGGTGTATAACAAAACGATAAAAGAAAGCAAGTGAATATTATATCAATACATACAGATCATGATGGATCTATTACTATTTCAAAAGACGGTGTGTTTATATTACACGCTCAAATAGATAGGTTCAGTAATGTTATAGCTTCGTCTGTCCCAACCTCTAAACTTCTTAACAGGATTAAAGATCTGCGTATGAAGTTTGATAAAGTTTATATTAGTTTTTTATATGACTCTAGTCATTGGCTATGGATAGATATGTTAAAAAAATATGACCTTATAAAAAGAAAAGGAGAAATATTTTACTATGAAAACAAACATCATCATTATTTTCATGCTAGTTGTGCAGAAGCTACAGTTGGAAAAAGTGAACACATGGTTGTTATAGATGGACACGGCTCTCCTTTAAAAGAAGGCAAAGAACAAGAAACTGTTTTTAAAAATAATAAAATTGTATACAAAAGTCAAAAAAATATTGGCTGGGATTATGAATGTAAAACTGCAGAAGTTTTTAATTTACGAAAAGGAAGAGCGTTTAGAAGTTGTGGTAAACTTATGGCAAAGTCATTACATGATCCTGAATTAAATAAGTTTCAAAAACACACTGAAGAATTAATAGATGAGGTAATTCCAAGAGGACATGTAACCTATACTGGTGGTGTTGCTCAAAATGTTTTAGCTAATTCAAAATATAAAAATATAGATATTAAAATTGATCCTTTATGTACTGATCAAGGTATATCATTAGGTGTTATGAATCATGTGTTAGGTAAAAAATTAAACTTACAAGACAACCCTGTTTATCTTGGTTTCAAACCCAAATATGATTTAAGTAAATTCAAATCTTTTCATGCTACAAATGCAAATGTATGTGCCATATTAAAAACAAAACCTGTTGGTATATTTCAAGGTAGGTCAGAGCAAGGGCAAAGAGGATTAGGTAATAGATCTTTATTAATAGATGCTAGGCATAAAGATGCTTTTGAATTAATGAACAAAATTAAGAAAAGAGAAAAGTGGAGACCTTTTGCTCCTGCTGTATTAGAGGAACATGCATCAGATTATTTTGATATTGAAGGTTCATCACCTTACATGCTTTACACTTATCAAATGAAACAACGTATAGATTCAGTTTGCGCAGTTGATGGTAGTTCTAGAATACAAACGGTATCAAAAGAAAATAATAAAAATTTCTATAATTTGTTAGAGTGTTTTAATAATGTAAATAAAATACCTTTGCTGTTAAACACAAGTTTAAATCTATCCGGACACACGTTAGCTGAAGATTTAGATGATGTATATTATATGATGAAGTATGGAAATTTAGACTGTTGTTATTTACCTGAACTTAAAAAAATAATTACTGTTTAACCCAAGAAGTAGTATCTTCATCCCACACATAGAGATCATCTATTGGATTACCTGGATTGTCAGGATCATCTGTTTGTGTGCTAGGTTTTGCTACTGGGGCTTCAAATAATAATGTTTCACTGTTTCTTGTCCAGCTTGGGTATGGAGCTGTCGCAGGTTTAAAAGCGTCTAAGCTTTCATCATAAACAAAACCTAAAGAACCATAATTTTTTCTTGGATTTGTTTCACCTTCTTCAGTTCCGAAGTAAGTTCTTTTCCAAAACTGCCAACCATACATCTTTTGTAAGCTAGCAACTGCTTCTGCTTCTGAAGAACCACATGCGCTATCGTCTAATAAGACCTCTCCTATTACAACATTGTTCTCATCTAATTTTGCGTATCTTTGAGCCATTATCCTGTGTATGTCCCTGAAGCGTTAAATGTGTGAATAGTGTCTGAGCCACTAGTTGTAACTGTTCCACCAGATGCAGAATCTGAATCTGCTGTAACTCTTCTGATAACTACAACACCGTTACCACCTCTAATGTTTGCTGGGGGAGAATTGTAGAATCCACCTCCACATCCGCCACCTAAACCGTCACTGCCAGAATTTCCAGATTTAGTTGGAACTTGTGATCCGCCGCTTCCTCCGCCGCCAGAACCACCATTTCCATTGTCTGCGCCAGGGCCCATTCCGCCACCGCCGCCACCACCAGCGTAAGTAATTGAAGATCCTGAAATTGAACTTGCAGTACCAGATCCGCCGTCACCAGCGTTTGTTGCTCCAGCTCCACTGCCAACTGCGCCAGCGCCACCGCCGCCACCACCGGCTCCTCTATTTGGAATTCCTTGATCTGCAGATTGTCCACCACCATTTCCTTGTGATGGAGTTACAGGTGGTGTGTTTCCAGCTCCACCTGGGTTGTCAATAGTTGATTGCCATGGAGTAGATCCGCCTCCGCCTGATCCACCATCGCCACCGTCAGCTGAAACAGCAGCAGGTCCATTAAAATCATTTCCACCAGTTCCTCCACCTGTTGAGGTAATAGTAGAAGCTTCACCTACAAGAATAGAATCTCCTCCTTGTAGTGCACTTCCACCAGTAGGAGTAGTTGGTGTTCCCGGAGCTACGTTTGAAATTCCTCCAATTCCAACTGTTACTGTGTAATCTGTATTTGTAATAACTTCGAAACTTTTAGAAGCGATAGTACGAAAACCACCAGCTCCTCCGCCTCCGCCGCCGTAGCCGTTTCCAGCTCCGCCGCCGCCAGCGACAACTAAATATTGAACGTTATAAGGCGTTCCGCCTCCTGCTCCCTTACCGAATCCTCTTGAGGAAGCTGCTCCGAATGTTCCAATTAAAGGCATCTTTCTATTTTCCTCCTATTATGCGTACTGTGTTAATGAAGCAAACGCTGTAAAAGTAGCGTCTGCAGTTTTAACTACTGTATATGTATATGAATCAACTGAGTTAACATTTCCTTCTGATGGTGCAGCTCCACCTTGATACTCTGGTGTTACACTTGAACCATCGATTTGAAAAGCTGACTGGTAATATGCTGTTCCACCATTTGTTACTAAGAAAGCAACAGTAAGAGACTCACCTGTATCCATAATGTTATTCAATGTAGTTGAACCATCTCCTCTAAGGTTTACAGTAAAGTTACCTGCAGCGTTCGCAGTGTGGTAAAGAACAGCTTGAGTTTTAACATCATAGTTTACTGTTCCAGTTGTACCTGTTGCTGCAATCGTGCATTTTTCAGTTAAATTTTTTATAGCACCGCCACCATTGAATGTAACTCTACCTGTTCCTTTTGGAGTAAAGTTTAAATCAACGTTAGTGTCACCACCAGTCGCCGCTATGTCAGGTGCATTACCTGTTGCTGCGTTTGTTACATCGATTTGGTTTACTGCTGATGCTGTTGTTTGAAAAACAATTTGCTCATTACCGTTTTCATCTTGTATTCCGTGAGCGTCATCAATTTTAATATTGTGATCGTTAGTGTCTAAATCACCACCTAATTGAGGTGTAGTATCTTCAGAAACTTCTTTTATACCTGTGTTGATAGTTACAATATTAGGATTTGTTCCATCGCTTGCACTTGCAAAAACTAAAGCATCGCTTTTGTTTGTTGCAGAAAAAGTGAAAGAATCACCTGATCCAGATACATATTTAAATTGTACTGTGTATGCGCCTGATGTTGAATTTCTTAAAAAGTAAAAAGTTTGTACATCTAAAGGAATTGTAACAACTTGGTTTCCTGTAATTGAACCTGTGAACTCAATCATTCTGTGAGATAATACAGCTCCAGTTGATCCATCAGATACTGATAAAGTTGTAGTCTGTGCACCACCTGCTATTGATTGTTGTATAAATCCGCCAGATATTTGTTCGATAATTTGTAAATTGGTATTAGTTTTTGTTCCCCACGTTCCCGCGTTTTCACCGGTTGCCTGAAGTTCTACTCCTAAAGGTGTATATGTTGAAGCCATATTTTATCTCCTAATTTTGCTTACGCAACATCTGTATAGCTAGTATTTGAACCTGTGTCAACTGCTTGATACGCTTGAATTCCAAAGCCATCAGAGGTTCCAAAAGCAGCTACATTTGACGTTGCTGATTGTCCAGTTAAAGTTATATCAAAACTTATTGTTAAACTTGGAGTGCCTATACTAGACGTTGCAGATACTCCCGTCAAGCCCATAACATCAGCAGGTGCTAAAGATCCTAAGCTAGAAGTTGCAGATTGACCAGTTAATACAACTATAGGATTTGAAGAGTCTTCTGTGCTACCCAAAGAAATAGTTGCAGAAAGTCCAGTTAAACCATAAGCCGTTTCTATAACCACTGATCCAACAGAAGATGTAGAACTTACACCTGTTAGTCTCATTACATCTGCTGCAACCACTGATCCAACAGAAGACGTCGCTGACTGACCAGTTAAAGTTAGAGAAACATCACCAACTATTGTAGGTGAGCCAACACTTGATGTTCCAGAAACTCCTGTAAGTCCCATTACGTCCGCAGGAGATAATGAGCCAACGGAAGTTGTTGCTGATTGACCAGTTAATAATACGTCTCCTTGTATGCCCCAAGCGTCAGCATTCCAAGTTGATCTGCCCCAACCAGTGTTTATTTCCGCACTTACAGTAACTGATCCAATCGCTGTTGTTGCACTAACACCTGAGACTTCTACAGTAAAAGAACTTTCTCCCCATGACTCATCATTCCAATTATCTCTACCCCAACCTTGTTCAGGGAAAGCTTCAGGAGTTCCTAAAGATGTAGTTGCAGAAACACCTGTTAGAGGAACATCAACTCCATCTTGTTGGTTCCAACCATTAACGTTCCAAAAATTAAGTCCCCAAGTATCAGAATCAGGAGTATTAGCTTGACCGCCCATTCCTGGGTGATTACTGCAGTAGTAATATAAAGTTGGTGCAGAAGCAGCTACAGAAATTTGTGTGTATGCTCCAGCTTGACCTGGTGTTCCGTTGGTTGTAACTCCAGTCGTATACTCACTTCCAGAGTTATGTGTCCCATCACTTGTTGTTGAAAATCTTAAAGGGTGATTACCGTTTGAAGAATCAGATTGATCAAATCTATAGGTATAATTTTCACCTAAATTAACTGTGGCTTGTTGTACGCCATCAATAAAATATTTATTACCAGAGTCGGTAGCGACTACCGTTACTGTAAAGGTTCGAGTAACGGACATCCGTTAGTCCTCCTTACGCTATTCTGATGATCGCGTTTGATGCGTCTGCTGTTGGAAATTGAATTGTAAAAGTTCCACTAGTTACAGTTTTATCTGAACCAAAGTCAATTGCACAAACTGCTGGATCACCTGATGCTGAATCATTAAAAATTAAACATCCTCTTGCTGTGAAAGAAGCAGATGTAAAACTTGTGTCAGCGAAATCACAAACTGCTGTGTCTGTAGATAAAGCAGGAGTAACACTTGTAAGCGCGTTTCCTTTAGTAGTGTAACCATTTCCGTTTGCTACTTCATTAGACGTAGTATACGCAGTCGTAGATTTATTTAACGTTGCAGAACTTGTGTACAAAGCTAAATTAAAAGTATTGCCAGATGATGCTGTAAAATTGTGAACGCCTTTTAAAATTTCAGTTTTGAAACTATTACATATTGCTGATGTTATTGCCATAATTTAACTCCTATTTATTAAGGTGACGTGGATGGTATTGTTATTCTA